GATGTTCCTGATGTTCCGGAAGTACCTGAATTACCAGAAGTACCTGATGTACCTGATGCTCCAGATGATCCACTTGTACCTGCTGCTCCTGTAGCACCAGAACTACCTGATGTTCCACTTGCACCAGATGATCCGGATGTACCTGAATTACCAGATGTTCCTGATGTTCCACTTGCCCCTGAGCTACCTGATGTTCCAGCTGCTCCTGTAGCTCCTGAAGAACCAGATGTACCACTTGCTCCACTTGATCCAGAAGTACCATCTGAACCTGATGTACCAGAAGTTCCTGAGGTACCATCTGAACCAGAAGTTCCTGATGTACCTGATGTTCCGTGAGGAGGTCCTGGAGGTCCAACCACTCCATCCATACGAGTAATTTTAAGAGTAGAATTAGTAAAATTACCAGATGCTGCACCAGCTTTTAATTCAAGTTGGATATAGTCATTTGCAGATAATTCTATAACCGATGTATCGCCAAATGTTGCTGTTCCTGTGCCACCAGCAGCACGGTAAAATTCAGCATAACAAGAATCTATTTGTGCATCTACTCCATTTTTACTAATTCTTGATTCATTTGAACTAGCACCTGAATATGCTGACCAAGTAACCATATATATTCCATCTTCATAGACATATATCCTATCACCTGTAGTTGAATCAAAATTCAAAACTGTATCATCGTTTTCAACTAACAGCGTATCAAATGTAACTGCTTTCCAAGATGCCGTTGCTGCTTGACTTGTATCATAAACAGAAACAGATGCTAATGTTTCAAGCACACCTGTGCCAGAAGTTCCTGAGGTTCCATCTGAACCTGATGTACCTGATGTTCCACTTGTACCTGCTGTTGGAACAGGAACACTAAAATAAACAAAACAAGATGTTCCATCTTGTGTTACTCCGTCAAAATCTATTACAGATATATCAAATTCAGTATATGATGTTTGATCTGTAACGCCTTCTATTTCATAGTAACCCCAGATATCAGTATCATCTTTATCAGTAAAATAAATTGTATTACCTTCTTCAAGAGATCCTAATAACCCTTCTCTATCAACTGAGTCTTCATCTGTATTGTGAATATAAATTTTAGATGCTAATTCGTGGAATACAGAATTAAATTTAAACTCACCTGTTCCTGGAGGAGGAGTTGTATTTGCATTAAATACCCAAGAGCCAACGCCACCTGCTCCACCAGCTCCAGATGTACCTGATGTTCCACTTGTACCTGTAGCACCAGATGAACCTGATGTACCTGAATTACCACTTGTACCTGATGTACCGCTTGTTCCACTTACACCTGATGAGCCAGAAGTGCCTGAATTACCTGAAGTTCCGGATGTTCCACTTGTACCTGAACCACTTCCAGACATACTAATTGTATCATCAAATCTCCAATCAACATAATCATTTCCATCATCTGTTGATCTTACTCTACCTTTGACTTCGTTTGAATAACCATCAGATGTTTGATAAATAACTGTAGCAATTGCTTTAATTTCAGGAAACAGAACTTCATCCAGCAGTAATTCGTGAATTTCTGTTCTTGCTCCTTGTCTTGCTTCCCCAATATTTCCATAATCTGATTGCCCCATTATAGCAATCATTGGTTCATCTTTTTCTGTTGTTGCAAATATATGACACAATACAAAGTCATTATTTGAAACTTGAGTTAATTGCCACGTTCCAGCTACATCTTGATTATATGCTAACCTTGTTGCATCTGTTCCATCAAATGTTCTGACAGGGAATCCTGGATTATAGTAACGTTGCCATTCTTGACTATTCAACATATAGTAAATTGGAAGATTACCTGTTGTATCAACAGCATCAATTGAATGATAAATATCTTCATCATACACTCCGCCAGAAGCAATGTTGAATTGTGCTGCTGAATCATCATTACCCGAACCATCCACATCCATATTTTCAAGTCTTAAACCACTACTATATTGACATCCTTGTGTGAAGTGTAGATAATTATGTGTTACTGGAGACATTACCTTACCGTGTCTTTCTTCCCCAACGTATATTGCCTCTTGTTCGGATACATCCCAATAGACAGCTGCCGCAATACATTTCAACCTTATGATCTCACTAACTTGTGAAGTTGATGGATTAGCAACAGATTTCAATACTTGATCATCGTCATAGTAGATGATATGGATGCCTTCTGTATTGTCGATTTGGACAGAATCGCCTGATGTTTGATATCTTTCACCAAGAATATAGTAGTAAAAATCATCTACTGAAGCATCAATATGCATAGTTCTTGTTGAATCTTCCCAACGAAGAACAGAATCAGTTCTGTTTTCAAAACCATTTTGACCCCAATCTTCTCGAGTAACAGCTATTTCTTCAATAGCATCATATATTGCTGTTCCTGTTAGCAATTCATTACTGCCTGATGCTCCATATTCATCTCTGATTGTATCAACAGTTGGACCTGATGATAGTTTGATTCCCGATCCATTTGTTTCAAATACTTTAGATCCATCATAATATAATTCAACACCACCACTTGGAGTAGCTTGTAACACTTTTTGAGTTCCATCTGTTGAATCAGTAACATTTAGAACTAATTTTCCATCGTCATATTTATTGATGAAATTGATATCACCATCTGTGAAGTCAAGCAATAATCTACGATCATTGTTTTCTCCATAAATGGTTGCACTTGCTCCATTGGATACAAATGCTCTTTTACTATCTTCCTTATATAAATATAATCCCCAGGTTTTATCTTGCCATAAAGTATATCTAAGGGTATCGCCAGAATCTGTTCTACCAATAGATATAGGAGCATCTTCTGTTCTTCCAACAAGTGCTGTTTCAGACCCATTTCTATAAACCTTGAATAAATCATCTGTATCGTCTGATATTGAAAGTCCATCTTCTAATGCTAATGCTCTTACAGCAGTAGAATCCCATAACAATCTATCTGTTTGTGCTTCTGTTGGGGTTGTTCCTGATGTACCGCTTGTACCTGATGTACCAGAATCTCCAGCATCACCTGCTTGTGAGAATTGAAATGTTACACGAGTTTGATTATCAAATTGATCACCTTCAACGTGCTCAACTGGCAATACATAATATGCTCCACCACCTTCTGATGTAGAATCACCAACAATGTTATATACAGATACATCTCCTTCTGAACTATCAGCTTCTTGAAGGATTAATTGTCCTTTAACATCATTTGTAGAATTATCCCAAATTAAGATAAAATCTCTTTGATTTCCATTGTAAGCATCATCTTTATCAATATATAACAATGTGTTATTTGCAGGAATTAAAGTATCAAAATGGAATCTTGAATTACTTGGTTGTGCTGAACCTGAAACTGCTTCATAAATCCATTGAACACCACCTCTATACCCATCATCACCTGATGTGCCAGATGTTCCTGATGTGCCAGAATTACCTGAGCTACCTGATGTACCGTTTACACCAGATGAACCAGATGTACCAGCAGCACCAGATGAACCTGATGTACCTGATGTTCCAGCAGGACCAACAGAACCAGATGAACCAGAAGTACCTGATGTTCCAGCATTACCACTTGAACCTGATGTTCCGCTTGTACCTGTATCTCCAGAGCTACCAGATGTACCACCTGTTCCGGAACTTCCACTTGAACCTGATGTACCGCTTACCCCAGATGATCCTGACGTACCAGATGTACCACTATCTCCAGAGCTACCAGATGTTCCACTTGTACCTGCAACACCTGAGCTACCTGACGTACCAGATGACCCAGATGTACCTGAATATGTGATTAAACCTCCATCTCCCTCTTGTGATGTATGGAAGTGTTCTCCAATATTTCCAAAACGTTCCCCTTTTACAACACCGTAATCAACACCTATAAGGTTAGACGTCAAATCATCGCTTGTACCTGTTAATTCTACAGTTGTTAAAGAAGTATATGTTGAAGATGTTATCGTACCATATTTAAGACCATCAACTCCACAGTCTGCTCTCACTCTTCTTCCATCATTAAATATAAAAGTTTGATCACCTGCTACTGTGAAAGATGTAGAGTCTATAAATGTTGCTAAAATTGCCATTTTAATTGTCTCCGATATGTACGGTATTTAATAGTTTGTTCGGGAGCCAGAAGTATTTCTAACTCTAAATTCCTGGTGGAGGTTTCAATTCTATGTATCTCTGAGGTACAGATGATTTAGCATATCCTCCTGAAAAAAGACCACCTCCAGTCGCATCAGGAGTAACTTTAATTTCTGTGCTATATACAAATAAATCAAAGTCTAACGTATTTGAATCGACTTTCTTCATCCCTGTAATTTTTCTTATATATGTTTCAGTTCTATTGATCCCATCAAACGCTATTACATAATTCATATTCAATCCAGCACCAATAATTGCAAAATAATTATTGTCAGCATCCCTAACCGTTTCTTCTGTTTGAGAGTATAATCCATCTTCAACTACATTTAAATATCCTGATTCATTTGATGAAAATACAACATTTCCCGTTGAATCATATACATTTAGACCATATTCACCAGAAGGAACTATGTCTATTTCTTTATAAACAATCCAGTCTACATATCCAGTTGAATCTGATGCTATAAGAATTTTATCATATACATCTCCTGATTTTACAAATCCATATGCAAGTGCTAAGAATGATTCTGCTTTTATAAATGCAATTCCGGAAGTTGCTATATCAGGAATATCAACCTCAGTTAATTCTTCTTGTACGAATGATGTTCCGTGTGCGTGATATATATGATTTTTATATTTAGAATCAATCTGTACGATGTTATTTTGATTGACAACTCTTAATCCATAATCTACCATATTACCACCCCACTATCGTTATCAAGGAATCTGCTGACCCTACAACTTCATAATCAGTTCCAAGAACATTCACACTTGAACTGTTTGCTGTCCAAGTAATTGTATTTCCAGATGTTTCAATGTTATGAGCTAATTCACCATTTGTGGCATCTAAAGGAATCGCAAAAGCAAAATATCTATCTTCACCCATTGAAGAATCAAATGTATCAGATCCATCAACACCTGATTCTACTTCTCTTTGATATATAACTCTTGTAATTCTATCTGTTATATCTAAGGTAATGTTTCCGGTGGAATCATAACAACGCAAACCAAACTTACCTGGATCAATTCCTGTTGTTACTCTTATGTAGAATGTGTCTATATAAACTGTAGCTTCACCAATAACTCGTTCTGGTGGATTGTTATCAAACCATTCTTCTAGAAATTCTAATGCTTCATGTGATGGATTTTCAGGATCATAGTATATAAAACTTGTCCCATCTATAAAATACATATCTCCTGATGTAGAATCATATATAAATGGAGGACCTTGAATAAATCCAGTTGGATTCATTAATGCTGTACAATCTAAATGTATATTATTTATGTCAGTCCATTCCCAGTTGCCTGCACCAGGTAAATTCCCTTTATCAGTTATATCATACCACAATGTCTCTGGAGATGTATTTGTAACTTCTGTTGAAGTATAACCAGCATGCCCAACACCATCTCCAGCATTTAGATATAAATATAAACTAAAATCTGTTGAATCTGCTGTTTGTTTATATGTTACACCAACTTCTACTTTTTCAATATAATCACCAGCAGTTGAATCTAATGTATGATTTGAAGCATAGATTTCTTCTGAAACAAAATACTCTTCTTCTGAGGTTGAATCAGACACTAAAGTACAAGAAGCATATGTTTCAGCAGTACCATCTACACAATTTGAAAGATTATCCCAATCAAATTGATCAGGATTACTTCCTTGTGATGCTGATCTATACTCTCCGGTATAAACTGTCATTATGATAGTTTCCCCAATTCAACTCTTAATGTTCCAGCAGCATCATATACCTTCAATACATCATTATCAAGATCAAGTCTCACTCCGCCATCATCAAAGTTTGAAGATTGTACGACACCTGCTGTAACTAATCCAACATCAGCAGAAAAGGCAGATAATGTCTCTACTTCGATATCTTGTGCTTTTACAATTTCATTAAAACGTAACTCGCTTAACTCGAAATTGTGGTCATTTATGTCCGTTTCTGGCTCTAAAAAGAAAATTCTGAAGTATTTTGCTGCTGTTCCCTTTAAAACACTCAGACCAATTCCACCATCAATATCCATACGTTCATCTGTATATCCATAGTAGTTTGCTTGAGCATTTTCATATGACATTTGAACAAGTGACTCTGACGTAGAATCATATCCAAGATAAGTCCAGTCTGTACCATTTAATGATTGTCCAAAGAAAGCAGCTATAACATTAGATCCAGTTGTATCAAAATCTCCATATACAAATACTTTCTTGATCATCCTTTCAACAGGAAATCTATATTGAATCCAATAATTAAGTTCTGAGGTTGAATCTGTTATAACTAAATCAGATGTTGTATCTATTGTTATATAATCATCATTATCCCCATTATACAAAACTTTTAGATTATCTGGATTCCTTAATGATTTATCGGTAATGACAATATCTGTTGGTAACTTTCTATCGTACCTTATTTGTTGCTCAATGACATTTTCTGCTTGAACAATACCAGAGTCAAACTCTAAGTTATCTGCCTCGTACTGCAACTCTGCTGGCGTTTTAACTCGTATAGTTCCGTTGTCGTTTGTTAAGATATATCTATCATCCCAAGTACATTGAACAAGCTGCGTTACATAAGCAGTTGAATCAAGTAAATGAAGAATGAATCCTTCTTCTGCTGATTGTTCAACATAAAATTCTGTATATGCTGTTGTATCAGATACATTGACCATTGATGTTCCATCATATCGTAAAACGTCAATACTTGCTCCAGCAGGTAAAGGTCCAACATCAATACCAAGTGATGCATCACCCGTAATGCTTAGGATTCTATCTCCATTTAAAGTTACGATTGCCATTATTCTTCCTCTTTATGCTCAAGTAATTTTTCATCAATGTATGGTTCTATTTGTTTCATTTTATCTGAAATAGCAGCTACACATTTGAGACTATTTTCAAAGTTTATCAATAAGTTAGTTATTGATCCTAATCTTTCTGCTTGTGATGCTGTTTCAAGTGTAACTTGCTCTTGAAGTCCTCTTAATGCTCCTTCAAAGTAACCTAGATGTTTTGCCCAATAAACAGGAATATATTCATTTGTTTTTGTAATCTCTGGAACAGCAAGAGGTTGTCCTGTTTTTTCATCTCGCCTTTTTTCCATTGTGATTTCTACAGTTAGACAATCCTCCACAACTGTTCTGATTGTTTCTTCGATCCATTTTTTATCATTTTTGCTTAACATCAATATTGCCCCATATTCTTTCAAGTTTTTTAAAGTCTGCTTCTTGACGACTTAGACCATATGTATATAAATATCCAGTTGAAGCATTAGGTTTATGATTTATCAATTTAAATCCCATATCTGTAAATATTTGATGTTTAATGACATTTTCACGTTTATGATTAACTATTTTTGTTGCTCCAAGTTCAAATAGATATTTAACTGCCAGTTGAATTATTGCATATGCTATTCCTTTTCTACGATGGTGTTTAGATGTAACAATAGACATAAAATTATAAACACCTTTACCTGCACTATTTATACCCATACAACCAACAATTTTATCTTTATATAAACAGACACAAGCGTGTGTCATATATTTGTTATCTATTGATTCAGCCATTACAGTTGCTTTTTCAGGATTGAAATAATGATAGTAAAGATTATGAATTTCATCTATCATTCCTCTATTAACTTCAATCAATTTAATTGAATACATCTTTACTCCTTTACACATTCATATATTGGATGGTTCCGACAGCAGCAGCTGGTCTATATGTATTAGCTGTAGCATTAGAAGCAGCAGTACCTGTATGTGTATGTGCTCCTTTACTTTGTGAATACCAATCTTTATTATCATATTTTCTAGATACAGCTGGATCTTTTCCACTTCCTGATACATATCTATTTGACGCAACACCATAACCAGAATTCTTTGATGAATAATTAACATTTACCAATGATCCACTAGAATTATAAACCTGATCACTTGAATTACCTGATTCTCGTATCTTATGAACGTGAGCACCAGCAGATGATGCAGAGATCGTATGTGTATGATTAGGTTGAGTCCAAGTACCAGCATTCGAGCCACCAGACACGTTGTAGGCATTACTACCACCCTTAACAGCTAATACCCTATCAGTTGTAGATGAATCAACAACCCAGCCATCTTCAGCTACATTAGACCAGAACCAGACTTTACTCTGTGCTTTTGTTCCTGCCATAACACCATCCCAAGCAGAATTAGCTTGATTTCGTACCTTTAACAATTTTTTATTTGTATCAAACCAAAGCATACCAGCCTCTGCATTGGATGGTGAAGACGTACCTGAAAATGTAGACTTCAAGGTAGCAAAATTTGTTTCCATATTTTGCAAGTCTGTTTGAGCTGTATGATCACCTTGATATGTATTTGATACCCACGTTTGTCCCATTTTTAATTCTCCTATTTATATAGAACTATGCTAGGTTGTTTTACCAAAGCATTGACCTCATCGCTTGGGTCAGTTATGATTATTTTTGATCTTATATATCGTGTCGTTATTACAGCTGAGATAAATTCTGCTTTTTGGATAGCGCCCCAAGGATCAGAACTATACTCTTTATATTGTATTTCCATAGCTACTCCAGGAGCAACATCAATATCGAATATTTTTACCCATTGATTTGTTGATGCTTGAAGTTCGTTCCACGTCATTGGTATAGGTACAATCTCATTCCAAGTTGTACCAAGACCTGTTACAACTATCTCAGTATCTATGTAGATGAAATATGAATTTATATTTGAAGCACCAATATCAACAGTTTTAGAATGAAATGTACCTGTTAGATTCCCACCGCTATGACTACATTTAACATATTTTTCACCGTTATATGTAACTGCTTGGGTATTGTTGAATGATCCAGTTGAAGGATCGTGTGTATAGGTATTGAAATATGTGTATCCTTTTGGAAGTGGAACTCTTGCTGATGCATATCTTGGAATTTGTCCATACAAACCATTTGTCCCAAGAGTGTTTGCTGTAAATTCAAAGAATCCAGGTTTGATCCCTTTAATTGTTAGATTAGGACTTCTATATGATCCCATATATACACCACCAATCCATTGAGGTCCAAATCTAAATTCATAAACTTCAATATCAGGATCATTTAATTTATCAGATATCAATATCAAGGAGTTATCACCCGGGACAGCAGATAAATATTCCAAACTTTCTGGTGGAATAGCACTCTTCCCAAGTATTGTTTTATCAATTTTTGTAGCTTGATCAAAGTCTTGTGTAACTCTCCACATATTAACAGTCTGTAACACAATAAAATATCGTTGTCCTTCTTCAACAGGATCAATTGAAAAATCTACTGTATCACCAGAACGTGCTGGGACATTAAACTGTTTATTCCACGTTGCTTGTTCGTCAGTTGAGACCCACACATTAACGTGATCTAACCATGCTTCATCATCTGGAACATTAAAAGATATATTCAATCTGATGAATGTTCTTCCTCTGTAATAGTAGACTTCTTCTTCAATTGATGGATTCTCAATTGAAGATACCTCACTTGGATCTGTCAGATCAACATTATATATATCTTCTATACTTTCATCATAATCATCATCGTAAAGATCATATGATTCAAAACGTAAATTCAATGATACTGTTCCATTAGGATTTATAACAGTTTGATTAACTCTCATTAGTTGATCTGAAATAGCAAGTGCTGTACTGTTTAATGTAACAATATCACCTGGTTCCACCAATAGGGCATCATCTCTAAATGAACCGATAATTGTTCTGTTTAGATTCAATCTTTCAAGATGTGTTATACCTAAAATTCTTGCTTGAGCATAGTTTGTAACTCCATTCAATCTATAGTCTTTTCCAAGACCACCAAACTCTCCAAGTGGAATGTAATTCTTTTCATAATTTTTTGTTTTATCTTCAAATTCTACAGTTAAAGACGTAGGTTTATCAACACTTGAAGGTTTCATCAAACGTATCTGTGCTCTACCTGACTCATCTTGAACAATCATATCATCTGTAATTGTAACGACAGGTGATTCTTCATTTAAATCTTTATAACGTAGATAGTATTTTCCATCAAAGTAGTTTAACATACCACGGAAACAATGCAATATCTGCTCAACAAATCTCCACGAACCTTCATCCCTTGTTGGTTTCATTACCATATCAATGTAAAATTCTTTTGTATCACAATAGTTAGCTGCTGCTGTAAATGAGGTTATATCTAAATCATCAGAACTTATCCCTATTCCATAAATATCATCTGTAAGAAAATCATATAGTGCTACAACAGGATTGTCTGACCAAGCAGTTGTTGATGTTCTAAAATCATACAGCTTCTTTCCTTGTAAGATAAGTTGTCTTTCAGGTAAACCTCTATAAATATCTTCATCCCAAGTAAAATTCCACACTATATAGCAAGTATGACGCATATTTTCAGTATAATTAGGATCAACATCATTAACATCTGTATCGAATGTTTGAGAATCTGTACCTGAATAGAAGGTATAATCAAAAGTATTTCCAACTTTTGTATATATATCTTTGTCTATAAATATTTGAGGTACACCATCTTCTTCATAGATACCTTCACATTCACCTTCAGATAACGTAGAAACAATCTTCAACTTTTTACTATGATATCCACCAGTCCAAGCATAAACATCATTTGTACCTACTTTTCTTGTTCCATATACAACAGGTAAAGGTGCTTCAGTTGTTCTTGTGTTTGCTTTATGACCAGGACCTTCAATCTCTGGAGTATCATCTACATCATCCATTTGTTGATATGTAAGATATGCAGAAATTAATGATAGAATAATTGCAAAGATGAAACCTTCCCAACCACCTGCTTGTGCAATCTCCCCAACATATTCTTCAAAACTTTCCTCAGTAACTTCACCTGTTTCAATATCTATACAAACTTTGTCATATATTTTAGTTACTTTAGGGATATTTTTATAGTATTGGTCGAAAAATTTATTCATTTAGAAACACCTCTAAATACTTTTAGTATTTTCATTCGTCTAAAATGCATAGGGCGAACACCATATTTGGGATCTACGTTAATTATTTTCTTATTACCTATATATATTACAAAGAATCTTTTAATTGGTGGTATTGTAGATTTAACTAAAAGTATATCCCCATTAATTAATTCGTGTTCTTCTACTTCTTTTAAATAATCTTGAAAGAATTCTGTCCATAAATCAATTGCTTTTTCTTCATCATCCATATACAATTGATAGTAGTTTTCTAAATTGAAACCTCTCCATTCGGATGGTAACTTCACTCCATAATCATCTTCAAGAATTTTATATAAAAACGAAAAACAATCACATCCCTCTTCTGGAGTAAATCCATATGTTGTATATTCAGTTCCTAACCATTTTGATGTAACGTCTGGTAGTCTTGTCATTATCCTTCCTTTTGCCTTTCTTCTGGAGTTGGTCCCCACCAGATATTCTTGTTCATAAAATCTGGCAAGAATCTAAAACCACCAAAATTAGCTGTATTTGCGTAACTCTCACAAGTCTCATAAAATCTATTACAATCAGTTTCATCGCCAGTATATTGACACCTCGGACCTTTAAATCGTCTATATCTACATAACGCTGGATGTCTTGCGAATGATTTATCTGACCATCTTACAAACTTTGATACAACATCAAATCTAATTTCTGATTCATCAAGTTCATATGGATCAAGATAACCTTCAAATATCATAACAGCATCAATGACTTCAAATTGATTATTAAATACAACTCTATATAGTCTACAGAGTTGATCATCTTCCATATCTTCCCCGAATAATGCTGTCATTACTTGATTCTTGTTATCAATTTTTATTGACATATTATCAACAATGGTTCCGGTGCTGTATGTTATATTTTCTACAGTAAATTGAGCAGAATCAAAACGTACAAGACTGGTCGAATCACCTGTTAGATATGTATCACTTATATATTGTACCGTATCAGCGTCAGTATATCTATACCAAGTATAGTCATTACTTTGAAATTCAAGTAAGTTAAAGAACATAAACTCACTTGAGCCTACTTTGTCTATATAATCTTGTATTATATTTCTCATATTATTCGTCCAAATGTAATCCTTTTAATTGTACTCCTGCTGTTCTTACAATATCATAAAAACTTGACTTTGAGAAAACATCCATATCAAAACGACACAATATTTTTAATTGTCCTGTGAAATCAGCTGTTAATTTGATGCCTTCACCTACAGGTACAAAGAATATTGCTTGATCTCCACCATCTACACCACTACCATCTGATATATAGTAATCACCCGCTGATGTAGCATCTGCTGCTTGATTGTATATAGCATAATCTCCATATACAGTCTGAGCACTTGTATTGGCTCCCGGAAGATCAAATGTTGTTTCTACACCATCACCTGTTGCGAAATAAAGACCTTCATAATCATCGTAATCAATATCAATCCAATGAAATGATCCGTATTGTCCTTGTCTTGCTATATAAAAATTATATAATTCAGCCATTTCTTCTCTTTCACATAGAGAATAATCCATAGCAACATCAATTTTTGGAAATTGTTGTTTTCTTTTTCTTTGTTCTGTTGCTTCAGAATCATAATTTGAAAACAATGTTTTAAATCTAAAATTCATCTCAACAGGTTTTCTATATGGAACATCTGCATATGATGGATATAGTGCCATTATGATCTAACCCCCTTCGTTAATGTATTCCTTACGTTTGTATCTCCTCTATTAACGGCATCTGTAATTGGCCCGATTATAGCAGAAGGATTACGTTTCGTAAAATTAGCAAATGATTCTGAATCCATTGCTTGTATGTTTATATAATATTGTGCTGGTGGATCTGATTCAGTTTCTTTGTTCATACCATCTGTTTGTGCTGTAACACCCAATTTACCATTAGGACCTCTTGTTAATGGCATAATTGCTTCAGGACCTGCTTCACCCATTAATCCAACACCATTTGCCATTGGAAATGTAGTTGGTCCTGTTACAACACCACCTCTGGCATGAGGTATCACATTACCATTATCAATTACATTACCATCTTCATTCGGGAACCATCCCCAAGATTTAAGTGAATTTAAGATGATTTGTTGTATGATCATTTTAGCAATTTCAGCTAAGAATGTAGCTGCGAATTTCTTAAATGCTTCTTCTGCATCCTCAACACCATTAACCCAATCCTGAAACCAATTAACAGTAGCATCAGCTAATCCTGATGAGAATGATTCTGCTGCTCGTATTACAATAGCTTCAAATTGTTCATATTCAGTTTGAGCACTATCCATCCATCTTTCAAGAGCTGATTTATTTGCCTCAAACTCAGCGTTTGTTATTTCAGCTGATTTTTGTGCATACCATTCTTTTAACGTACTGATATCACCATATATTTTAGCATATTCATCATAAGTCTTTTCAAGCATCAATCTTTGATAGTCAAATTCACTCATTGATAATTGATTCATTTCATCAAGAATAGTATCGTGTATTTCTTTTTCTCTAGCAATTCTTTCATTGTTAATTCTTGTTTCTTCAGCTAATTGTTGTTCAGCAGCTTCAATCGCATACGTCACACCTTTAGCAATAATTTCATCAAGCTCTCGTTGTTTTTCTAACTCTGCTTCTAATTCTTTATCACGATATTTCTTACTGATAGCTGCAATTTCTAATTGTAATGTTTCATTGATTTTCTTTCTTTGTTCAGCTGTCTTACCAGCTTCCTCAACGAATTTTTCATATCTAGCTTCCATTGATTTGATTTCAGCTTCTTCTTCATTTCCAATCAATTGAAGTTTACGAATAGCTATTCTTTCATTTAACTCTTCTACTTTCTTAATGTTATTTTCAAGTTTTTTAATTGTTTCATCACTAATGCCTTCTGATTGACTTTCTGGATCTAAGATAGCATTTATTTTTTCTTGTAGTTTTGCTATTTCGTCTTGATATTGTTTAACTAAATCAATAGTTTTAACCCATTTTAATTGTGTTGCATCCTCTTCAGATGGGACCAACATAAATTCTTGGCCTCTTGATTCTAAATCATTAAGAGCAGATGTTAAATCATTAATTTGATTGTTGTATGCTCTTATTTGTTCAACTTCTTCATCTGATAGGATAGACTTACCTGTTTTAAATCTATCTACTGCTTCATTTAATCCTTCAATTTGCTCTTTTGTTAATTCTAATTCATCTGCTGTTCTTTTTGCATCCCTTGATAAAACTAAGAATGCTGCTCCAACAGCTAATAGTACAGCACCTATACCAAGAACCCAAGGATTTGAAGCAAACGCCAGAAAACCAGCAAGTGCAGGAGAAGTTGCTAACGCAGTAGTACCGACTATAGCAAGGGCACCAGATACAGTCCTTGCTGCCATTGCAACGGTAATTAGATTCTTTGCCCATTTTAGAAATCCAACTCCAGCAAATGCAGCTTCCATAGCAATTAATGATTTAGTAACACCCCAGAACCACGCAGCTAATTTTATACCTACCAATGATAATGCTGATCCTGCAATAAGTCCTATATTATCAGCAAACAATTTAAGAAGTTTATTTAAAAGAGGTAATGTTTCTAATGCAAGCTGTTGAAATTCTTCACGTAATTGTGTCATCTGATCATTGAACTGTTCAGCTGCCTTTGCTTTTTCAACAGACATATTTGATGTAATGTTTTCAAGACCATCTGCTAGACCAGGTAACATTTGTAGAACTTTAACACCTTCTGAATCAAACAATTTAAAAGCAAGAGCGACTCTTTGACTACCATCATCAACTTTTGATAATGCATCAGCAATCGCAAGGAATTTTTGATCTGGTGTTAAATTTGCTAAGTCTTTTACATTAATCCCCAATTCCTTTATGGCATCAGCTGCTGGGCCTCCACCTGCTTCAGCATCAACAAGCCTACGAGTCATTCTTTGAATTGCCATTGTTAATGTTTCAAATGTCACACCTGATAGATCAGCTACCTGTCGTAACTTATCCATATTAACAACATTAACGCCAAGACGTGTATTTAATTTACCTAACTGATCTGCATAACCAATTGTATCTGTTATAAGATTCTTAAAGGCAAGACCAAGACCAGCAGCACCAATGATACTCACAAGTGATGTCCACGAAGTTTTCATTGACTTTGTAATATCACTAGACTTTTTATCAACAGTATCGAGACTATCATTGATAGACTTAGTTGCTGTTCTTACTGTCGCACTACCTTTATCATCTACTTGATATGTTTGTTTAATTACTCTTGCCATAATTACCTCTGTTGTGCTTCTTTGTTTTTAGATAACATAAAAGAAACAAGGAAGGTTGTAATTTTTTTAAGATTAACATCATTTACAGGTAAACCTGCTATCTCAAGTGTCTTACACACACCATTCAATGATAATGATTTCATTCCATCGACCATATAATTCATATAATCGAACAGAACAGTTACGATTTCATAATTTTCTGGGATTACTGTCACAAATCCACAAGCAACACAATCTGGTGTTTTACCAGACATCATTGCTTTAGTTGCTTTGCATCCCTCGCAATCCAGTCCAGCTCCTAACCAGTCTGCGAGGGTTTCGAGTTTTTTAATTCTTTATTACTAATAACAGCATCTCTCATTTTACCCGCTTCATTGATAATGAATACAACAAACTCTTGATCATAGTTATAGACTAATTCTTTGTTTTCTTCATTACATTCCATCGGGCCATCCTCATCTTCAATTCCTTTCCAATCTATAAGAACATAATTAAAGACATTCCACATCTGATCCAAACCAACTTCTTCAGCTGTTGGAATTTTGGTGAGAGATAAAAGTTTGAAGGGACGTATTTTTGCTTTTACATCTTTTTCATCTGGGTGTGTTTTCCAAGCTTCTTTTGTATTGTTTTTATTAAACTTTCTCATATGGCCTCTCCTTTTTGAAGTATTTTTTCAGGAGTCTTGCAGTAGGTAGACCACATTTGAGGCAGTTGGGAGCCTTTCCACTCATCATTGATTTCGTTAATATACAATCCTTACACGTCTGACCGTTAGGACGACTTAAATACCAAGTAAGAAAGTAAAGAAAATCAACAGGATCAAACTCCGAAAAACCAAGAGAGATTCTATTTTCGATACCATCTTCATCGACATATAGAATCTCTCTTTTGTTTTCTTTAATTTTCGTAGTCATATACTGACCTCCCGAAATGAATTTTTATATGGAGTGTTCTACACTCCGCTATTAGGTCGGATAACGTCCAAGAGGACCACTAACTCTAATAGTCATTGTTCCTGCAATAGTTTGGTTTCTTCCTGGTGCAGATGGATTCCAACTTGTAACAAACATTGTTGCTTCTGAGTCTTCAACCAAATCACAAGCAAAATATGTAGTAGAATCAAAGTAAACTCTCATATCATTGAAAGTTCCACCTTCTCTACCATAAGTATCAAGTTGTGATTGTGCAGTATCCTCAAGATCAAGATCAAAATCTGCTGTAATTGTGGAATTACCAGAACCTTGACAGTATTTATCATAACTGTCTGTTAGGGCACTGATATCAATTTCACCAAAACCAAAATTAATAGCACAAGATTTCAATCTAGCAACTGTGTTACCACTAAGAGTAATCCTTGCATCGTTTGATAGTTTTACTCCGCAAGCCATTTTATTACCTCCGTTTATTCTTTATTCAAATCCTGAATAAAGTCAAAATAAAAAATAAAATCGAACATTGTAAGTCCGACAGATCCAGAGACACCATCTGATGCAAAAGTGACTCCTTCACTATCTAACGAAACATTACAATCCGAATAAACAAAATCATCTGAATAAAGAAACTTTTGAAATTCATCCGCCATAGTTTCCATATCATCTTCATTGTTTGTATAACCAACGACATTGATAGTAGCGTTTCTATGAACCTCATTAGATCCAAGGAAGTCTTGTATCACTGGCGTCTGACTTATATACAGACACAATGTGGGGTATTGCTTGACTTCTCCTGGATTAACAATACCATGCCTCACCTTTACAGGTTCAATAGCATAATCATTTGAGAGTGTAAACAGATCCTTTATGTTAGGTATGATTGCCTCTCTTATTAATTTTCTTGTTAATGCCATTAATCAAGTTCCTCTCCAATTGTGTTTGTTATAATATCATTAATTGCAGCAATATTATCTGCAATAGCTGGATATAGAAATGGTCGTGCTGGCATTCTAACAGATTTAACCTGTACCCATCTTCCACCAACGGTAAATCGTAGATAAGGTTTTTTGATTGCTGTTATAGTCCCACCATACTCGTGTATTCCAGCATATATAACATTTGATGATAATTCACCAATTATATCATTGTATCTTTCTCTAACTCTCGATCTGATTGATCTTCTTAATAGACCTGTACCAACTTTAAGGTTTCCGTGCTTACCAAATGATCCTTTTGCTTTTCCTTCTGCAAATAAAGTTGCGTTTCTAACACCCTTTACAAGAGCATTACGCCAATCTTTTGGTAGTTCTACAAGCATCCTTTCTGTTTCAGCAGTTGTTCTAATTCTTATATCTAACATTAAACAACTCCCAATAGTCTATATTGATCAAGGACCTCCTTAGTAGACTTCAAAAGTCCTTTTTCAACAAAAGCAATTGTACCATCATCTAAATTTATATTTGATACATCCGGATGTCTTCTGTTTTGAAACTCTCTTACAACTTCTCGAACACAGGCAAGTTTAACATCTTCTGGAATGTTTGCGTAACCAGCAGTATAAACAATTTTGATGTTTTGAGTTGATTGCACAAATCTGGGTGCTGTTGGTTGTAACGCAACATATCTACCATCTACAGATCTATATAAGTCTGAGTCTATAAGAGTATCAGCAGTAAAATCCCACTCTGCGCTATCGTGAATTGAAGATATTGATATGATAGGTAAATTACGAGGGTACAAGAAACCACCCCCATTCCCATCGTAGTATTCTGTATATTGACGAGATTTGAATTGAGTGATTTCACAATACTTATGAAACTCTTCCGTTTTTGCATTAATGATATTCTCAATTGCATCGTCATTTTCAGATACAGATATTTGATCGTCTGCGTACTGTTTAAAGTACGTTCTGTCAATTAATGCGTTAGATGCTAATGCCATTTGTTTACCTCTGAAAGGGGGTGATCCGAAGACCACCCCCATAATTAGGTATTAACCTATTAAGCGTCCGCGTACTTCATTGTTGCCCATGCTTTAGAGCTGGCTGGAGTTGCGTGATCTGCAATATTTCCATCCATTCTTGCTTTACATACAAATTGGGTAACATCTTCTTTCATCTTGATGTATGGGTTTACCATTGATACGAACTGACTTCCACGAACAACGATGATGTACTGAGAAGGATCACCAAATGCTAATGTAAGAGCTTCATCAGTAGCAGTAGCTTGAGTAGTAATCGAAGGAGTGATTACATACTCAGCTCCCATCAATATTTGAGAAGGACGTCCGTTGATTGGAACTTGTTGGAAAATAGGTCTACCTTGTGAGTCTACCAATCCAGCAATATCTTTCAACATAGAGCGAGGACCGAACCATTTAGGATCAGCGCCAGCACCTAGACGTTCCCATTCAATATGATAGAACATTGTGTTCAAGTTAGAGAAAGTAACAGTACCAGTACTATCAACAGCAGCAGTTACATCAGAAACGCTTGATGTGAATTCTGTTCCATTGAACATTTCATCATCTGCATTTTGACCAATTGCTTCTGCTTGGAATGGTACGATAATTTCATTAACAAGATCAATAACAGCGTCATCTAATTGGTCGTTGCGAACTTCCATATAGTTACCGACACGTTTGTCGATAGTCCAAGTGATTTGACCAATAGTAGAAGTACCTTCACGGTTAGCAGTACCTGATGCTTGTGAATCAACACTATCACGAGTACCCTTTGCAGGCAGCTTCAACACAGGAGCATCAATCTGAATTACTCTAGCATATTGTAGAGCAACAGATGATAGTTCTGCAAGACCCATTAGTGCGTTACCATATTGTACTGGTACAGCATTAGAGCCATCAAAAGCAGCTTGAAGATCTAATTCGCCAACTTGTCTTGCTTTTGCTTGGGCGATTAAAAGTTCAGCAACTTTGTTTGAATCTTCAGCACTTAGAGTCGCTTTGAAGTTTCTGCTTAGTTTAGGATCATAACCACTAAATACATAGGTATTGATACCTGTATTTTGTTTTAGTGTGATAACTTTACCTTGCATTTTTTCCAAGGATGCCTTCAATTCTTTATTTTCTTCAAGAATCTTAGCGTTTGTTTCATCTTGAGCAGCCCATTTTGCTTCTAGAGCTTCTCTATCTTCAGAACTCATTTCAGCATTGATCTCTTTCATAAGTCCTTTTAATTCTGCACGTTTATCCATTGTTTTACACCTCTTATGGTTTATTGTGTTACTATTAGATTATCATAGTGTGCTGTTTGATATGGTCACTTCCGTGCCTCAAACGCCTATAATTCTCTTATTTTAAAAACTCGCTCATCCACGAGTCTTCATCCTGATTATCATCTGATTCTGTTGTATCTATAAATTCATCATACAGTTCTGCATAGACTGAATCTTGTGATTCTTCTTCAGCTTCTTGTTCTTTCAATTGAAGCTCCAATTCAGCGATACGTGCCTGTAGAGTTACGACGTCCTCATTTATAGTTTGTTCGGGATTTGGTCCGGCGACGTGTTCTTCTTCCGTATTATCATCAACCTTAGCATCCCTCAATATGATCTTGAATTCGTTTGCTTCAAGTTCGTCAATGACTCCTTCTTCAACTGCCTTATCTAATGAAGCGTTCAATGGGACTGCCCCATCATTAGCTGGATTAGGAGTAATGCTAAATTCGTGTAATTTGGATTTCTTAACAAGCATCTTGACTTGTTTCCCTTTATGTTTCATCTTTTCTGGGAACTCAACATCATCCATACTTGCTGTTATTCCGATGCTACCACCATTGATGTATCCTGCACGAACGAGTTTATAAACTGTGTCTGCGAAGGAATTCTCCTCCATTTTGGCATATTCCACAGCAATTCGAACTTCATCTCCACTCTTTCGAACAGAATTCGCTTTTCCGATTGGTAGATCATTTTTATTATGATTGTAGTAAATAGATTTAAATTTCTTTAGATATGAAAGGTCCATACCACTAACAAGAAACAATCTTCCCATTGAATCAACTATTTCTTTGGTAGCAATGTAATTGATAACCCTCTCATTCTTTTTAGATGCTTGTGCTTCTAAAACCAGATTTGTGTTTATAGATTCTGACATTTTTTATACTCCTATTTTTTATCTAATGACGGGAACTAATGTACATCTACAATTGATAACTTGTGA